ACAGGGAAATATTTGTCGGGATTGATTATGAATTCCATGATTTTATCCAGGCAATCCACCGTTGTTATCGCTTCCTGCAATCGGAAAAGGTGATTGTCGATATCATCTACACAGAAGCGGAAGATCCCATTTTTCGCGCGCTGATGGAGAAGTGGAAGCTTCACAACGAACAGCAGGAAAACATGCGGGAGATCGTGAAAAAATACGGCCTGAATGAAGCCGCGCAGGCGGCAAAGATGGCCAGAAGCATCGGGGTAGAAGAAATGATCGTACACGGACAGAATTTCACGGCGATCCACGGCGACTGCGTGGAAGAAACCGCAAAAATGGAAGAAAACAGCGTGGACATGATCCTGACGTCGATTCCATTCAGCAACCATTATGAGTATACGCCAAGCTATAACGACTTCGGGCACAACGAAAACACGGAGCGCTTTTTTGAGCAGATGGATTTCCTGTCGCCGGAGCTGCTCCGGATCTTGCGGCCCGGCCGGGTGTTCGCTTGCCATGTGAAGGATCGCGTTTTGTTCGGAAACGCGACAGGTACCGGGATGCCGACGATGGAGCCGTTTCACGCGCTCTGCATTGAGCATTATATGAAGCACGGCTTCCAGTATTTCGGGATGATCACCGTCGTCACGGATGTTGTGCGGGAAAACAATCAGACATACCGTCTCGGATGGACGGAGCAATGCAAAGACGGGACGAAGATGGGCGTTGGATGCCCGGAATATATTCTGCTGTTCCGGAAGCTTCCGACGGATACCTCCACAGCTTACGCCGACGTACCGGTTGAAAAAAGTAAAGAAGAGTACACCCGCGCGCAGTGGCAGATTGACGCCCACGGATTTTGGAGAAGCTCGGGAGACCGCCTCATGACCCGGGAAGAGCTCGAGAAGATCCCGGTCAGTAATCTGCAGGCGGCATACCGGAAGTTTTCCCGCGACAGTGTATACAGCTATGAAGAGCACGTTGCCCTTGCAAAGAAGCTTGACGAAGACGGCCATCTGCCGGCGACCTTCATGGTGGTAGCCCCGGGATCCTGGTCTCAGGATGTTTGGGACGATGTAAACCGCATGCGGACCCTGAATACCACCCAGAGCCAGAGACGGCAGGCCCTGCACGTCTGCCCGCTGCAGTTCGACGTCGTGGACAGACTGATCAACCGCTACAGCAACGAAGGGGACCTGATTTTCGACCCATTCGGAGGAGTTGGAACAACGCCGCTTCGGGCGCTGAAGCTGAACCGGCGCGGTCTCATGACTGAACTGAACGAGGGCTATTTTCGGGACGCGGTCGGGTACCTGCATGAAGAAGAGGCAAAAGCGGACGTGCCCACGCTGTTTGATCTGATCGATGAGGCAGAGTGAACATGCCATGAGTGAATTACACCTTTCGCCAAGAGAACAGGAAGCAATCAAGAAGTGCCCGGTATGCGGGAAGGTTTTCTTCGTTCCTTGCTTATCCACATGGGTATTCAAAAAGAATGTGAATCGAAAGGCTGCAAACCACTGTGTTCTGTATTTCTGCAAGTACAGCTGCAAACGCAAATATGATGAACAGTTTTCCCGGAATGAGATCATCGCGCGGAAGCAGAAGACAGAAAAAGCAGTTGAAGATCGGGTGCGGTCAAAGCGTCTCGGACGGCCGCCGACGCCGGAAGAAGATTATAAGGAAAAAACCTGCGCGGAATGCCGGTATTGTATGCAGGGCAAATACGGGTTTACGGACTGCACGATTTATTCAATGGCAATCAACCCGTATCGACCTGCCTGCAAACGGTATCGCCCGAAAGATTAGGGATAAAATCGGAGGCGATGACGATGTATGAAGAGCTGATCGAATCATCTCGTGCGTGTGCAATGGGATACAATGGCAATTGTGATAGGTGCCTGTTCTGCGGAATGAGTAATGATAAGGATGGTGATTGTTACCAACAGCTTCATAAAGCTGCCGCCGATGCCATAGAAGGACTGTCCGGTCTGATTGATCACTATGGCGGCGAAACCGGAATCAAGAATTTGCAGGAGTACGCAAGTAAGTATTGGGATACACTCGAAAAGATTCCTCGCTGGATTCCGGTAACGGAACGGTTGCCGGAAGAGCACAAAGACGTTCTTGCGATAGCGCAGTGGAAAGATAACCATGAAGTTACGATTTGTTACGGAAGAAAATACAAGACAAGATGGTATCTATTGAGCGAACCTGGGGAATTACTTAAAGGCTTTGACGTCACCCACTGGATGCCGCTGCCAGAGCCGCCGAAGGAGGAGTGAGCGTGGGGATCTATATCAAAGGCATGGAGATGCCGTCGGAAAAGGAGCCTGACAGATGACCGCAAACACCGAAAACAGTCTGGATCTGACAGAACTTCTGGAATACATCGACCCGCGCGACTGCGATTACACCGAATGGCTCAATGTCGGCATGGCGCTGAAAGAATCCGGTTACGCCTGTTCGGTTTGGGAAGATTGGTCACGCCGGGACCCGGGCCGTTATCACGCCGGAGAGACTTTTCGGAAGTGGAACAGCTTCAAAGGCACGGCGGTACCCATTACCGGCGGCACCCTGGTTCAGATGGCCAAAGAACGGGGATGGCAGCCGGACGGCGGCGGCCATGAACTCGACTGGAATGACGAAATCGGCGGCCGGGACGACCACGTTGTCGTGCAAAAAGGTTGGATAGAATCTCAGAGCTTCAAAGAGCCGGAAGACGGAGAGTGGAAACCGGCGGAGCAGCTGATTACCTATCTTGACGTTCTCTTTGCCGATGATGAAAACGTCGGATATGTAACGGAGGTTTGGGAGAAGGAAAACCGCCTTCTCCCAACTTCCGGGAGCTATGACCGCACAGCCGGACAGCTCAAGGCGGAACTGAAAAAGTGCAGAGGCGATCTCGGCGCGGTACTCGGCGACTATAACCCGGAAGCAGGGGCATGGATCCGATTTAACCCGCTGGACGGCAAAGGCGTCCGCAATGATAACGTGACGGACCTGCGTTTCGCTCTGGTGGAATCCGACGAAACCGATCTCGGACAGCAAAACGCGATTCTCCGGGAGCTGGAACTCCCGATTGCCGCCCTTGTTTACAGCGGCAAGAAGAGCTTGCACGCTATTGTGCATATCGATGCGCCGAATTACGAGGAATACCGCAAGCGCGTGGAATTCCTCTATGACGTCTGCCGGAAAAACGGCCTGCAGCCGGACCGGCAGAACAAAAACCCGTCCCGCCTGTCCCGAATGCCTGGCGTTGTCCGTGGCGGACACAAGCAATTTCTCCTGGATACCAATATCGGAAAAAAGAACTGGAGCGAATGGCGGGAATGGATTGAAGGCGTTAACGACGATCTGCCGGACCCGGAAGCCATGACGGATACCTGGGACAACATCCCGCCGCTCTCCGTGCCGCTGATTGACGGCGTACTGCGCAGCGGTCACAAAATGCTGATTTCCGGACCGTCCAAAGCCGGCAAGAGCTTTGCCCTGATAGAGCTTGTGATTGCCATAGCGGAGGGCAAGACCTGGCTGCAGCATTTCGCGTGCACACAGGGGCGTGTGTTGTATGTCAATTTGGAGTTGGACCGCGTAAGCTGCCTGCATCGTTTCCGCGATGTGTACACTGCTCTGCAATGGGCACCGCGAAACATTGCGAATATCGATATCTGGAATTTGCGCGGACAGGCGATCCCGATGAACAAGCTTGCACCGAAGCTGATTCGACGCGCGGCCAAGCGCAATTATACCGCGATTATCATTGACCCGATTTACAAGGTCCTGACCGGCGACGAAAACAGCGCCGATCAGATGGCCGCGTTCTGCAATCAGTTCGACCGGGTATGCCATGAACTCGGCGCCGCTGTCATTTACTGCCATCATCACAGCAAGGGATATCAGGGACAAAAGCGCAGCGTAGACCGGGCGTCCGGTTCCGGTGTGTTTGCCCGCGATCCCGACGCGATTCTGGATATGACGAAGCTGGTTGTCAGTGATACGCTTGCCAATTTTACCGACGACACGGGCAAAGAGCACATCCGGACCGCCTGGCGCATCGAAGGCACCCTCCGCGAGTTTGCCGCGTTCGAGCCGGTCAACGTCTGGTTCGATTATCCGCTGCACATCGAAGATATCGACGGAACGCTCACGGACGCGAAACCGGAAAGTGAAGTCCCGCCGTATCAGAAGGGCGGCGCGGCGACGAAAAGCAAGTCGGAAAAAGAATGGGAAGGCAAAATCAAAAAGCTGATGAAAGCTTATCAGAAGCTTTCCGTAAAAGGTCCCGTTCGCCCCTCCGCCCTTGCAATGGAGCTCGGAATGCCGGATAAGCGGACCGTGTACAACTGGCTTGAACATTGCCCGTATTTGACCCGGGCGGGAGGCTTTGTTTACGCCGCCGAAGAGGACGACGATGACGGTTTTGAAGCAGGGTGAAAAAAGCACAAAAACAGCCCGATTCACCGCAGGGTGAAAACAGCTCAAAATCAGCTATTTTCACCGGTGAAAATGCAAGTTTCACCCTTGGGGGGTGAAAATAGCTTATAAGCCCTTTTCACGCTATGGGTGAAAATAGCTCTTATTATATAAGGGAAAAAGGGTTTCACCCTACCCTTTTTCCCTTGATACAATAATGCAAGGTACCCGACGCGGTACCGGAAGGACAGAGAAGACGATGACACTTGAATTTTTTATGCCGATGGAGAAGATCCCGACGGCCACCGGACAGGAACGCGGAGTCAACCGGAAGACCGGTGCGTACTATGAGCATTCGGGCGCGAAGCAGACCCGGGCAAAGCTGATCAGTCACCTGACGCCGAACCGACCGACGCAGCCTCTCGAAGGGCCGCTGCAATTAACCGTCAAGTGGTGTTTCCCGGAATCGAAGACACACAGGGCCGGATCCTGGAAAACCACACGGCCCGATACCGATAACTTGCAAAAGCTTCTCAAAGATGTCATGACACATCTCGGGTTCTGGCACGATGACGCGCAGGTATGCAGCGAGGTTATCGAAAAGTTCTATTGGCAGTTGCCCGGTATTTACATCCGGGTCGAATCCTTGGAGGCGAAAATATGAAAGACGATCCCACGCTTTGTATCGAATACCTGCCGGTTGACGGTCTGAAGCCTTATGACAGAAATGCCCGTGTGCACGATGCCGAAGACGTGAAGGCCATGAAACAGTCGATCATGGATTATGGCTTTTCTGATCCAATCGGCGTTTGGGGACCCGAAAACTTGATCGTAGAAGGTCACGGACGGCTGAAAGCAGCAAAGGCGCTCGGAATGAAACAGGTGCCGGTTATTCATCTGGACCATATGACGGAAGAGCAGCAGAAAGCATATCGACTGGTACACAACCGGACGGCTGAGCTGTCGTTTTGGGATAACAGACTGAAAAAGAGAGAGCTTGGAACGATAACGGGCCTGAATCTGGACGTGTTCCGCTTTTTTTCGGAAGAAGAGAGCCGCAAGGCCTGGACACATGTGCAAAAATGCTGCAACCTGAAAAAAGACATCCGGACATACAAAGCAGGCGGCGGCATGGTTACAACCTTCTTCAAGGTGGGAAAGACCGGTGTTGAGATCGAAAAAATCAAAGAATCCAGAGAAGCCGCCGCAAATATCGCCGTGATTCTGACGGAGCAGTTGACAGACACCTTTGGGCACTGTCTGTATGGAAACGATGAATGGGCGATGGTTACCACGCCCCGCCGCCGTCACAAAAAGGAATATCACTTTGCAACGGATATTTGTGAGCAGGCGGCGGAAAGCCTCAAGATCCCGTTTTATCCGGATGTCGTGACAGCACGTACACGGGACCGCGTGAAGCCTGATTTTACGGTGAAGAAAGATCCGTCAGAGCGGAATCTGATTCTTTTTGACGACATCATTACTACCGGGCAGACGTTACGGGCAACAAGAGATTGCTTCCTGAGTTTTGGGCATATCGTTTATTGTCTTGTGGCGATCAAAAACTGATGGGAGGTTCGATGTGATGACCGTCAAAGAAGTGAAGCAGTGGCTATGGCAGGTTCGCGGCATTGACCGGGAGATCGAAACACTTACGAAAACCTACAGAATCGAATATGCCCGCGTTACCTCTGTCAATACAGCCTTGGACGGTGTTTCCGTTTCCGGAACAAAAGATCCGCATAAGTTTGACAGACTTGCAGAGCTCGGCGACACGATCCGGCAGCGTACAAAAGATCTGACCGACGCGAAGAATCTGGCGATTAAAAGAATCAACATGTTGGAAGATCAGCGGTATCATGACGTGCTCATGCATTACTATGTCAACTGCATGACGCTGGAACAGATCGCCGTTGAGATGCATTATTCTTTTTCACAGGTAACGCGCTTGAAGTTTGAGGCAATCCAAGCCATGAAAACAATATTGACGGAGACCAAAGATGAGAATGCGCTTGAATGAGCCACTCTATCTGTGATAAAGTCTAAGCTGAAAGAGCAGGGGTTCGGGGGAAACCTCTGCTTTTTCTTGTGATTTGCCCGGAGTCATGAAGCTTTTTTCATCGACGCCTCCTTTCTGCCATGGGGTCACGAATGCTGGTCAGCTACGGGTACCAGACGAAGCTGATTGTATCCATGAAGCAAGCAGGGCCGTGAAAATCGGCGCTTTTTTTGGTGATTCGTTATGAATTTTGATTTTTCATCCCTGAGCTTTGATTTCGATCTCTTTGGAGAGAACAACGACGACCGGGAAACTTGCGAGCTGCTGAAGACCGCAAAGCTGAATCTCCGCCCGGTTACGTTTGAGAACGCCTGCGATATGGCAAAGGCAATCGATTTAACCGAAGATTATTTCGCCCTGGTTTCCGGGAAGTTTGTGTTCGGGGATCTGCTGGAAGCGCTCTGTCTCAAAAAGGCTTTGAAGCCCGTGCGGCTGTACGTGTCAACGCTTGGGCTGTCGCCGGATAATGTGGACAGTCTGGTGAACATCGTTGATTATCTGTACATGGAAGAGATCAATCTGATTGTCTCATCCTATTATGCCGCAACGGAGCGCAATAAGAATATTCCGTACATGGTTGAACAGTTCGCCGGGCGGAACATCAACGTTGCCGTTTGTGCCAATCATGCAAAGCTTGCTTTGTTCGAGTGCGAAGAACAGAGCTTTTTGATTTTCGGCAGTGCGAATCTGTCCAGTTCGAACAACTTGGAAGTATTTGCGCTTGTGCACGATCCCTCCGTCGTTGAGTACGCGCGGCGGTTGATGAGCGGGATTATGAGCAGATGGACCGTCATTCGGGGCAGCACCCGGGAGACGGTTTTTCAGAATAACAAAAACAACCGGAACAAGGCGCTGTATCAGGCGGCGCTGCAATTTCTAAGGGAGGATTGACGACATGGCGAGCGGCGGCAGCAGCGGCGGAAACCGCAGCAGGACGGGCAGCGCGAGACAGCGCCGGCAGACCTACGCGTCGAGAATGGCGCGACTGAAAGCAAAGGGCCCGCGCCGTGTTTCCGGGCGTTACCGGAAGACAGACAGCTTTGACCTCCCGTTCTGACAGGGAGTGGTGACCAATGGCGCGCAAGCAGACCGCGGTGCAATTGGAAAATCTGAAAAAGAAACCGTTTAAAAGCGATCAAAGCCGCGAAGAAGCCGCGAAGAACGGACGAAAAGGCGGCATTGCTTCCGGGAAGGCGAAGCGCGAAAAGAAATCGCTGAATCAGCTTGCAAAGATCGTAGCGGAATCACCGATCACGGACAAGAACGCCCGCAAGCAGATCGAGTCTATCGGCATCACAGACGCCGATCTGACGAACAATGCGATGGTGGTGGCAGGACTCTTGCAGGCGGCAGCCGGGGGAAACGTCGGAGCCGTCGAGAAATGGGAGTCGATGCTGAAAGACGCGGAAGCGGAAGGCGGAAGCAGCGCGCATGAGCGGGCGCTTGCCGTCATGCGGTCAAATTTTTGGAACAATGTCAGCAGCAACTTTGGCGCGATATCCGTCTATGCGATTAAGCACCGCTTCACGCATTACCAGACTTCCGGAGGCCGCGGCAGCTTCAAATCATCCTGGGTATCGCTGATTGTTGTGCGTCTTGTGATGGAGCATCCGGACACGCACGCGCTTGTCATGCGCAAAATCGGGAACACCATTGCGGATTCTGTTTTTGCGCAGTATCAGTGGGCAATCGAAAAGCTCGGGGTCGCGGATTACTGGCGCGTTCGGAAATCGCCGCCGTCTCTGACGTATCTGCCGACGGGACAGAAGATCCTGTTCCGCGGTACCGACGATCCGCTGAAGATCAAATCCATCAAGATCAGTTCCGGGTATATTGCCTTTACGCATTTTGAGGAGCTGGACCAGTTCGCCGGACGCGCGGAGATTCGTAACATTCTGCAATCCACCATGCGCGGCGGCCCGGAGTTCTGGAATTTCGAGAGCTTTAACCCGCCCCGGAGCCGTGATAACTGGGCAAACCTGGACAGCGCGGAAGAGCGCCCGGACAGGGTTCAACATCGAAGCACCTATCTTGATGTGGACAATCCAGAGTGGTTGGGCGATCAGTTTCTCGCAGAAGCGGAGCACCTGAAAGAGACGGACCCGAAGTCTTATGAGCATGAATATTTAGGGCACGCGGTCGGGACCGGCGGCAGCGTGTTTGACAATCTGGAACTGCGTGAGATCAGCGAAGAGGAATCGGCGCGCTTTGATCATATCTACCAGGGCGTTGACTGGGGCTGGTTTCCAGATCCTTACGCATTCATTCGCTTGCATTATGATCGGGCGCGAGAGACGATTTACCTGCTGGATGAGCGGTACGAAAACCGTCTCACGAACGAAGAGACCGCAAAGTGGATCCTGGCGCACAAATACAATGACGTGTTTACCACCTGCGACAGTGCCGAACCGAAGAGCGTTGCGGATTATCGGGCGCTTGGAGTGAACGCGAAAGAGGCCGTCAAGGGCCCCGGTAGTGTGGAATACGGCATGAAATGGCTGCAGGGCCGGAAGATCGTCATTGACAAGCGCCGTACGCCGCACGCCTTTCAGGAATTTGTCAATTACGAATACGAGAAAAACAAAGATGATGAGTGGATTTCCGGGTATCCGGATGCAAACAACCATCTGATTGACGCGACGCGGTACGCGCTGGAACGTGTATTCCGTCGTTTTGGGAGTAATGCATAATGACGATTATCGACAAGCTCAACGCGCTAGGGTATGAAACCGTATCAGAGGATTATTACAGCTATATTGAGCTTTGGTTACAGTGGTATCGGGGGCTTGTCCCGAATTTCCATGAATATAAGGTGTTTAACGGACTGTCCCGCGTAAAGCTGCAAAAGCTGACAGCCGGAATGGCAAAGAAGGCCGCTGAAAACTGGGCGGATTTGCTGATGAACGAAAAAGTTCATATCACGCTGGAAGGGGACGCGGAGCAGCGGTTTTTTGACGACTTCTGTGTCCGTAACAATTTCGAGCGGATGATGAACGTTTATCAGGAATACTGCTTTGCATTGGGCACATCTGCTTATGTGGTCCGGGTGTCGGGGCTTACGGTTGACGGTGACGGCGTTGCGGTCAGTACCGCAAAGAACCTTACACTTGATTTCGTCACGGCAGACGGGGTATTTCCGTTGTCCTGGAAAAACGGCGAGATTGACGAATGCGCCTTTGCAACGGTGCAGGCTTACGACAATCACAAATATTGCTATTTGCAGATTCATCACCGCGATGAATCCGGGAGCTATCTGATTGAAAACCATCTGTATGACGATACATCGGGCAACATGGCAGAAGTCGAGCTTACTTCTGTCGCGGCGTTTGAGTCTGTTGCGCCGGTCTTTCATACGCATTCGGATCAGAAACTTTTTGTGATTGACACGCCGAACATCGCAAACAACATCGATCCGGATGTCCCGTTGGGTGTTTCGGTCTATGCAAACGGGATAGATCAGCTTAAGCTCTGCGATACGGTGTTCAACAGCGTTCATTCTGAGATTGAGCTGGGGCGCAAACGGATCATTGTCAAACCGGAAGCTGTCCGCAACATGAACGGGGAAGCGTATTTCGATCCGAACGATCTGGTTTTCTACGTGCTGCCGGAAGACAGTTCAAATGAATCTACCATCCATGAGGTAGACGCCAAACTTCGTATTGAAGAGCATACCGTCGCAATGCAGTTGGCTCTGAACATGCTGGCCATGAAATGCGGTTTTGGAACAAATCACTGGAAGTTTGACGCCGGGCACATTACCACGGCGACGCAGGTGATCAGTGCCAATTCGGAGGAATTCCGTACGCTGAAAAAGCATGAAATTATCCTGGAAGAGGTCTTGATTGAGCTGGCCCGCATCGTGCTGCGTCTCGGTAACGAGTTCATGGGACAGCATCTTGATGAAGATGTGGAGATTTCCGTTGACTTTGACGACAGCATCATCGAAGACGACGGCACAGAGTTTGAACGCGATATGCGCATGATGTCCAGCGGGATCCTGAATCCGTATGAATTCCGCATGAAATGGATGAACGAGGACGAAGACACCGCAAAGGCGGCGCTTCCGCCCGTTCAGTCGCTTGTGCTTTCGGAACGGGGAGCGGATGAGTAGTGAAATATCCCATCTCTCCGGAATACATGCAGGCAGCCGGGCAGCATCTCACACCGCTGTATGAGGACCTGGAAGAGTACATCATTCAGAAGATCTGCAAGCAATTCAAACTTGCGGACGGACATGCGAACGCAACGTCGATTGAACTGATCCGGGAGCTTCAGCGCCGCGGTCTGAGTATGACGGAGATTGAGCGGAAAATCCGCAAATCTCTGAAAATCAGTCAAAAAGAGCTGGATCTGATTTTCCAGGATGCCATTGAGCGGAATGAGCTGTATTACGGGTTTATCGGCGACAAGTTCGATCTTGTCGGGGAGGCGTTTCAGCTTCAGGCAGCGCGGCAGGAAGCGGAAGCCATTGCGCGGCAGACCGCCGGAAGCTTTCTGAATCTGACGCAGAGTCTCGGTTTCGCGGTACAGACGGCGAACGGGAGCGTTCAGTTTCAGCCAATCGCACAGGCTTATCAAAGCGTTCTGGACAAAGCCGCGTCACGGGTGCTTTCCGGCGCGGACAGTTACGACGTTGCGATCCGGCAGGCGGTCAAGGATCTGAGCGACAGCGGCCTGCAAATGATCGACTATGCAACCGGGCACCATGACCGGGCGGACGTTGCCGCCCGCCGCGCCGTGATGACAGGAATATCGCAGATATCGTCCAAGTACACGGAACAGATGGCCGAAGACGTGCCGACGCCGTATCGGGAAATCTCCGCACATATCGGCGCGCGTGATACCGGCGTAGCCTGGCAGAATCACAAGAGCTGGCAAGGGAAGGTTTACAGCCTGAACACGGGCGATATCTACCCGTCGATTTATTCGGTCTGTGGTTGGGGGCTTGTGGACGGTCTGGAAGGTGCTAATTGCAGACACATGCATTTTCCGTTTTGGGAAGGGATCTCCGAGCGAACTTACACCGATGAAGAATTGCGGAATATCGATCCGCCCGATTTCACCTTTGAAGGCGTGACGTATAACGCTTATGCCGCGACGCAGATGCAGCGCCGGATTGAACGGAGCCTGCGCGCGGTGAAGCGCCGCTATCTTGGTGAGAAATCCGCCGGAATTGATTATGAGCCTTCCGCGGTGAAATATGCGCGGCTCAATGATGAGTATGAACGATTCTGCAAAGCTTCCGGGCTTCCGTCTCAGATCGAACGGTCCTTTATACCGGAATTCGGACCGAAGGAAGCCAAAGAAGCGATGAAGGCTGCAGCTGATATCTCATAACGTAAAAAAGGCGTGGTGTAAGAGCGAGTAGGACGGTCAAAGGGCCCGGCTGCCTGAAAACTCAAAGGTAACATAGTTGGCTGATAACCATCAGATGCGGGTGCAAGGCCCGTCGCCTCTATTACAGTCAATAATGCCGAAGAACCGGCGTTTTGAAATATTTTACAGTCGTGCCCGAAGAATTGGGACCGAAGAAAAGGAGATTGTAAATTATGGCATTTACGAGAGCATTCCTGAAAAGCCTCGGCATTGAGGATGACAAAGTAACGTCAATCATCGAGGCTCACACCGAAGTAACCAACGGATTGATTGCAGACCGGGACCGTTACAAGGCCGAGGCTGACAAGCTTCCGGGCGTTCAGAAGGAATTGGACGACCTGAAGCAGGGAGATTACAAGGGCAAGTATGAGAAGCTTTTCTCCGATGTGGAGAAGGGCAAAGCCCGTGCCGCGAAGGAAACCGCGGTCAAAGCATACTACGAAGGTAAGAACATCAAAGGCGGAAACCTGACGATTGCACTGCGCGGAACAGATCTGGACAGCCTGGAAGTTGACGATACCGGGAAGTTGAAAGATACCGCTGCGCTGGACGCGCTTGTCGCAGGAGACTTCAAGCCGCTGATCGGCGGTGATAGCAGCGGATTCAATCCGCTGCGGGTTGTTTCCAGCAGCGGGAAAATCAGTCGCGGTGATAATCAAAGCAATGCTGCCAACGATGTTATGAACCGCTTAATCCGCGGTGCGTAACTATTTTTGAAAAGGAGATAATAAATTATGGCAATGATTCAGCGAACTGACCTGTCGGGCCTGATTCCGGAACCGGCAGCCCGCGAAATTTTCCAGGGTGTTGTGGAGCAGAGCGCCGTGCTGAAGGCCGGCCGGAGGCTGCCTAACATGACGGCTAAAACCCTGAGCATCAATGTCCTTGATATGCTGCCCATGGCCTACTGGGTGGACGGCGACACCGGTTACAAGGAGACCGCCTCCATGGCCTGGGGCAAGAAGAAGCTCTATGCCGAGGAACTGGCTGTTATCATCCCGATCCCCGAAGCGGCGCTAGATGACGCCAACTATGACATTTGGGGCGAGGTAAAGCCCCGTATCGTTGAGGCGATGGGCCGCCGTATCGATGAAGCGATCCTCTTTGGCGTCGGAAAGCCGGCATCCTGGCGCAAAAGCATCTTGGAGACCGCGCAGGACGCTAGCAACACTGTCACGGCTGCTACCGGTGCCAACGCGGACCTCTATGCCGAAATCATGGGCGAGAATGGCGTGATCGCCAAGGCGGAGGAGAGCGGCTATGTGCCGAACCTGATCATGAGCGCTGTTGAGATGCGCGCAAAGCTTCGCGGCCTGAGAGATACCAACAAGCGCCCGATCTTCATGTCGCCCATGCAGCAGTCCGCACAGTATATGTTGGACGGACTCCCGATGGAGTTCCCGATGAACGGCGCTTGGGACCCGACCGAAGCCCTGATGATCGTCGGCGACTTCAAGCAGATGGTCTATTCCATCCGCCAGGATGTAACCTATAAGGTTCTGACCGAGGCGACGATCGTGGATCCTTCTAATCAGCAGGTGGTCTATTCCCTTGCCCAGCAGGACATGGTGGCGCTGCGCGCGGTGATGCGCCTGGGCTGGGAGATCCCGAACCCCGTGAGCAGCTACCGCGAGACCTTGGGCGTCTACAGCCCCTTCGCCGCATATCTGCCGGCAGAATAATCAGGAGGCTCCGCATGATTGCTAATTTTGAATTCTATGTAGAAACCTATATGGGAAACAGCATTCCGGAAGATGACTTTCCGAGATGCGCAACTCGTGCGGACGCTTATCTGAATGAGCTTACCGTGGGCCGATATGCCCTTGACAGCCTCAGCGACAGTATCAAAGAGGCTGTCAAAATGGCAGAATGCGCGATTGCGGAACAGGTTTTTGCCGCTGAAAGCGCCGTTTCCGGAATTGGGGCGGCAGTTTCAAGCGAATCGGTTGGTGATCATTCCGTGCACTATCTTAGCCGGGAAGATCTGAACCGTCAGCTTGGATCTGACGCCAAACGGGCAGCGCAACGCTATCTTCTGACAACGGGACTGCTTTTCAGGGGGGTGCCGGTATGTACGCGCCTCATGTAGTAACCGTTATCAATGCCACGGAAGAAAACGATACCATGCAGTACCGGGCGACGGTGTTGCATGGTGTTATGCTGCAAGCGGCAAAACGCGCAAACGCGGACAAATCGGGGGTAGTGGATGCGGATACGGTAAAGCTGTTTATTCCGTTCGATGTTCGCGCTGCGAGCGTTTCCGGAGCCGTCAAACGCTTTGCCTCTCCGAAAGTATACGAAGCCGCGGAAGATAAAGAATCGTTGTGGACCTTGCAAAGCGCGGGCAAGAGCAGCGTTTCAGCGTGCTTTTTCGTCCGCGGTATTCTTTCGTCCGGAATGAGCTACACCGAAGCGCTGAAATCTTATGATGATGTGTTTCGGGTAAGCGCGGTAAAGACCTGCGACTATGGCAGCTCGTCCATGCAGCATTGGGAGGTGGGCGGTATATGATTCGCTTTACCGTCTACAACGATCTGTCTGAAGTGGAAGCGATCAAAAACGCGGTTACGGGTGTTCAGAGCGTCCTGCTTTCTCAGGTGCAGAAAGACACCACTCCTTATGTACCGATGAAAACCGGCTCTCTGATGCAGCGGACGCACATCATCGTCGATACGATTATCTACCCGGGACCTTATGCGCGGTATCTGTACTACGGCAAGGCGATGACGGACCCTGTTCACGGCGGGCCGTTTTATATTCCGGAAGTCGGGTGGCGTTTTCGCCGCAATGCTGTTCTCCGTCCGACAGATCGGGACCTTGTTTTCGATAAGACGAAACATCCGCTTGCAACTGCAAGATGGTTTGAAGTTTCAAAAGCAAGAAACATGAAAAAATGGATTGCGATTGCGCAGAAGGTGGTGACTCATGGCAAATAGCAGGAACGGTGAGCAGCGATCTTATGTAAGCGCGCTTGAAGAAGGCAAGATCAAAAGAGCCGTCCAGATGTGGCTGAATTCCTGTGATTGCCTGCCGCTGCCGAAGCTGAATTACAATTATCATGGCGAAAATATCGGATTGTTCCTTGTACCGCTCCAAGCTCCGTATATTACGCGGCGCTATATTCTCGGCGGATATGAAGCGCAATATCAGTTCTCTGTGGATTTGCTGCTTCCTGCCGGAAACGACGATGAGCGCATGACGGCGGATGAAGAGCTTGAAAGTGTAGCAACTTGGGCGGAACAGAATTTCTCAGCGATGGAAACCGAAGATGGATCGATTCGAATGCGGAAGCTCAACCGGGATACACCTGCGGTCCCCCTGGACATGCTGCAAAGCGGCGCTGAAATCCATTCGATCAATTTTACACTGTTTTATGAGGTGAATGTATAATGGCTGATCTCACTTTTAATACGCCGGGCGGTCAGACGATTGCCCGTGAACTTCTGATTGCCTATCTCAACACCGGCACTGTGGCCGCTCCTGTTTGGAGTCCCCTTGGCAAGCGCGTCAGTGAAAGCTCTACGGAGTTTGATTGGGAATCAGACATTTCCCGCGACATTCTCGGCTCAACTTACGGCGTACTGAAAAAGCCGACAATCACGCAGAGCTTTGAGCCGGGTGATCTGGACGGGGACGACACCGCTCAGGTCAAAATCTGGAATCTTGGCATTCATGATCAGGATGCACAGGCGCTTTCTTCCCAGGACATGCTGCTTGTGCACTTCTATGCCGGGGAAGAGGCAACGCCCTTTGCAGAGCGCTACAGCTCTTGCATGATCGAAATCACCGGTCTCGGCGGTGAAGGCGGCGGCAACCTCGGTATGCCGCTTAACATCACGTTCGGCGGTACCCGTACCACCGGCACCGCCTCCCGCAATGCCGGCACCGGCGTCGTCACGTTCACTGCGGATACTTAATCCGCAGTGAATTCTTATTAATTGCAGAAAAGAGGCAGAAACATGGGGAAAATCAGCTTTGAAACCGGCGTTCAGGAATATGATCTGAACGATGCTGTGAAAGTACGTTTTAATCCGACAGATCTGATCTTTGCCCGCAAGGTGTTTGATACCGTAGAGAGTCTGGACAATTTGCAGCAGCAATGCGCGGATCGGGTTGCAACGCTTGACACGCAGAAAGACGCGCTCCAAATCTATCAGATTTCTGATCAACTGGAAAAAGATATCCGGGAACAGCTCAACAATCTGTTCGAATTTGATGTTTGTACACCGCTGTTTGGGAGTATGTGTGTCTATGCGGTCAGTGATGGGCTTCCGGTTTGGCTCAATTTCTTGTTTGCTATCATTGATGAGCTGCAAGGCTCTTTCGATGCGGAAAAGAAAAAAATGAATCAGAGGATCCAAAAGTACACCGCGAAATACAGCGGTCGGTTAAAATGAATCTCGTCTTGCCGAAAGCGCTTGAAGTGGACGGAACGCTTCAGGCAATCCGGTATGATTTCCGCGTCATTCTGGAAATCATTGAGATGTTGAACGACAATGATTTGGAGGATGTGGACAAAGCGGAAGCGCTTGTACAGATGTTCTATGTAAATCCGGAGCAGATCCGGAATTATCAGGAAGCTGTGCAGCAGTGCTTCCGCTTTATTGATCATTCGGACAGAAAACAGCACAAAAAAGGTCCGCGGCTTGTGGATTGGGAACAGGATTTTGACTATATTATCGCGCCGGTCAACCGTGTTTTCGGGCGCGAAATACGGGAAATCAAATATGACCCGGTGGAGAATACCGGCGGGTTACATTGGTGGACGTTTCTCGGCGCGTATATGGAAATTGGGGAAAACAGCCTGTTTTCTCATATTGTTGCTATTCGCGATAAAAAGGCCCGGGGAAAGAAGCTCGAGAAATATGAACGTGAATGGTACAGCCGGAACGCCGATATAATCAATCTCCGTCAGAAATTCACGGCAAGCGAAGAATCCCTTTTAAAAGAATGGATGTGATGACATGGCAGACGGAAGCATTTCCGTAAAGGTCAATGTTGATGATAAACAGGCGCAGAAGGAACTGAACAGCCTGGAAAAGAAAATGCAGAAGACCGCGCAGGCGATTGAGCAGATCAGCGGGGATAAGACCGCTATTGAGAAAAAGCTTGAAGCCGCCGGGAATGCGGCGGATGCAACGCGGGAAAAAGTCAAGCAACTGAACGCGGAGCTTGCAGCCGAAAAGCAGCGAGGCGCGGCGTCCATGCTTGGCGGTACCAAAACGCTGGAAACTTACGAGAGCGAGCAGCTGCAGGGTCAGATTTCAGCACGGATTGCGGAGCAGGAGAAGCTTTTAAAATCAAAGATTTCAGAAGCGGATAAACTCGGAAACCAGTATCAGAAGATTGAAGAAAAGCTTCAAAATGTTACAGCTCAGTACGAACGCCAGAAAGAACAGGCCGGTCAGATTCGATCTCAGATGATGCAGACAGGCGGTCAGGCGCTTGAAAGAGTCCGTGCCGGCATCGCGGATACAGCGCAGAGCTTCGGAAGCGCCGCAAAAAATATCCTGAAATGGGGCATTGGGATCAGGTCCGTTTATATTCTTGTCCGGAAGCTGCGTCAGGGCTTAGTCGAAGGTTTCAAAAATTACATGGAAGTGGACCCGGAGACCAAAGCCAACGTTGACG